CTTCCTGGTGGCCAGAACCTCGGTCAGATGGAAGACGTCAACTACTTCAAGCAGCGTCTCTATCATTCCTTGCAGGTTCCAGTTTCGCGTCTTTCTGACGATGGAGGCGCGTTCAACCTCGGTCGTGCTACAGAAATTTCACGTGACGAACTGAAGTTCGCCAAGTTCATTGACCGTATTCGTCTTCGTTTCTCGATAGTGTTCTACAAGACTCTCGAAAAGCAGTTGATTCTGAAGCGCGTTATTTCCGCTGAAGAAGCTCCGGCGATGTTCCAGAAAGTCAAATTCACGTTTGCTTCTGACAACTTCTTTGCAGAGCTGAAAGAAACAGAAATCATGCGCGAGCGCCTTGGTCTGTTGAATGACATCGACCAATACGTCGGCAAATACTTCTCTACTCCATATGTCAAGAAGCATGTTCTGCGTCAAGATGACGAACTCATTGAGAAGATGCAGAAGGAAATGGATGAAGACGAAATCAATGGTCAACAGGGCGAAGCGGCGTTCTCTAATTTGAATGCTGGACCTGAACAACCAGGCGGTGATCCTGGAGCAGCTGTTGAATCTCCGTATGGAAATCCGCAGCAAGAACAGCCAACTTCAGGTGGACCAGATGGACTGCCTCAAAAGAAACAGTCAAACTCATCAAAGCAATAAATAGAAGGTTCATTTAGGAGTCTAACATGTCCACAATTCTTTCTCTAATCGAAGCATGCCATGAAGGCAAGCCAGTCGATGTTGCTGAAGCATTCAACAAGCTCATTGCAGAGCGCGTTGCTGCTCGCATCGAAGACGAAACACCTGCAATCATTCGTGAGTTCTTCGACAAGATCGAGGCTGCTCAGAAGCCAGCCGAATAAGGAGCAATCATGAAGAAGTTTGCTCAATTCAAGAGTGGCTTGTTTGAAGCCCACTATGATGTTGCAAATGCTAACAAGCATTTGGCAGACGCTGAGAAGCATCGTGGAACTGGCGAAGAAGGCATGAAGAAATTCAAGCACCATATGCACATGCATCACACGCATATGGGAGATCATTATCACGAACAGTCCCAGATTGGAAACAGTGACACGTATCGTGCCAAGGCAGCGAAGCTCCGTGATGAGCATCGCGAAAAGGCTAAGAAGTATGTCACGGAATCTACCATCGTCTATCCAGTAATCAACGCGCGTTCTCCAGCCGATCAGGAATTCACCGATGCGCATCCTGCGCAGGTCATTCCGGACCCAGCTAAGAATGGTGATGAAGTCTACAAGGGCATCACTAGCAAGGACATTTCTCGTCGTGCTGACAAGTGGACTGGCGATGATGACGCTGATGATGCTTCTGCTGAAAATGGACTTGATACAGCCGGCACATATCACAACAAGAAGATCGCTGAAGCTCTTGCTGCACTAGAAGAATCATTCGATGGTTTGACTGATGAACAAATTGAAGAATCAGTCAAAGGTCCATACCATGCCGCTTATGCAGATGCCAAGGCAGTTCTCAAGCCAGAACATCACAAAGCTGCCGCGAAGATGTTCGCTCGTATGAATCGTGGCAGTGATGAGCACGAAGAATTGAAGCGTGCTAACCTGCATCACTCACAAGAGCTAAAGCCAGTTCTGAAGAAGCACAAGATTGCTGAAGAAACTCTGCAGCTTCAGGAGATCTCGAAGAAGGTTCTTGGCTCCTACATCAAGAAGGCTTCTGACGATCAATTCAGAAATGGTGCCAAGATTTCTGATTCTAGGCATGCAGGTAAGCATGATGAATCAGGCAAGATTGCCGTTCGTACAGCCAAGCGAATGAAGGGCATCGCGAAAGCTTCAGACAAGCTCACTAAGGACTAAGATGCTCCACTTCAGCGAATTCCAAAAGAAGACAATCGCTGAGACGGTCATTCCTAGGAACACTCATGGTGGTTTCCTAGGAACGGCTGGTAATGAGGCACATACACTTCTCGACCATGCAGTCGCGCTGATCAAGAAGGCAACAAAGGGAATTGCCGCTCTTAAGTTCAGTGACATCGTCATCAGCCACTACCTCGATTCTCGTGGCGGACGCCAACTTGCCGAACTCCTTTTGGACAAGCAACCTGATGACGTTGTCATGACTTCTATTAAGAAGTCCATCGATTCATTCGTACGCTCCTATAATCCAGGTCTTTTTGAAGAGACCTACGATGGTTGGGATGATGGAATGGGTGATTCTGATGGACAAGTGATTGATGAGGATGATAGTTCGCCAGGTACTGGTGGAATCTTCTCGTCGAATCCAGTACGACACGGTCGAGCTGTTGGTCACCTTCGTCGTTTGATGCGTCAGCCTCTCAAGGCTCATGAAGCTCACGAAAAGGTAAAACCTCACGCTCACGATGTTCGTCTACTCAACGACATTAAGCATTTCGCTGGAAAGGATCCACACGTAGATGTGCGTCCTCTCGTAAAGAAGCGTATGCGCGAACTCAAAATTTCAGGATTCTGATATGCCAATCATCCAGAACAAACTGCACACACAAGCAGTAATTCGCGCAACAGCGAATGAAAGCTACACGCTTGCCGATTTCCAGCTGACTGGTGAAACTGTCACGGCTATCGATATCACCCAGGTCTATTGGTGTGGTTCCTGGACCATTGCTCGTGATGCGAACGTCATTTTGAGCTTGATCAATGGAGACAACTGGTTCCTGGAAGGCGTCACCGCTCTTCGTGAAGACAATGCAGGAAGCTTGGTCATCACAGCACCAGCTTCTGGGGGCGGAACTCTCATTCTGGTTGTCAAGAAGCAAGTCACAACAACTGACCAGAACTTCTAATAGGAGATAACAGTGCGCCTTATTTGCGAACTCAATGAAGATGTAAGCGTCCTTTCCGAAGCTGTCGGAACGGATGGTACCAAGAAGTACTTCATTGAAGGTATCTTCTTGCAGGCAGGAATTCCAAACCGTAACCGCCGTGTCTATCCGATCGGCATTATGGAAGCGGAAGTACATCGTTACACAGAAGAAAAAATCAAGAAGAACCGTTCGTACGGCGAACTGGAACATCCTTCGGGTCCCAAGATCAATCTTGATCGTGTATCGCACATGATCACTGAGTTGAAACAGCAGGGCAACGACTGGTATGGAAAAGCTCAGCTGTCTGAAGATACTCCATGTGGAAAGATCGCTGTCGGTCTGGTAAAGCTCGGAGCAAATCTCGGCGTTTCTTCTCGTGGTCTCGGTTCACTCCGTAACCGCAATGGTCTCATGGAAGTTCAGAATGATTTCTGGCTGGCAACTCCAGCAGACATCGTCTCTGATCCATCAGCTCCAGATGCTTTCGTGAATGGAATTATGGAAGGCGTCGAATGGATTTGTGAGAATGGAATCTGGCACCAACGCCAAATCGAAGATGCCCGTGCAGAGCTAAATAAGGCAGCACGAAACCCAAATAAGGAACTTTTCGAACAGGTCGGCGTAGATCTGTTCAAGAAGTTCATGTCTACCTTGTAAGATCGCCGATCTTATAAATAGAGTTTGCAATTTACTAGGAGTTTACCAATGACACAGAAGAATCTCGACGAGAAGTTCACTTCTTCGTACGGAGTTGATGCTTCCGTTCCTGATCCGGTCGGTACAGGTGCCGACGCTAACAAACGCCCAGCTGACAAGGGTGATGGTGAGCGTTCGATGCCAACTCTGTCTAAGTCGGAAATGATCACTGGCGTCGCGAAGCTCATGGACACGCTTTCCGGTCCTCAGCTCGACGCATGCTACAAGCATTTCATGGATCTCGGAAAAGGCGGCAACGATTCCCAGGCTCATAATCTTGCTACGATCAAGTCGCACGTCAAGGAAGATGTTGACGCGATTTTCGACGGACAGGAATTGTCTGAAGAATTCAAGACCAAGGCTTCCACGATTTTTGAAGCAGCAGTTGTTGCTCGTTCTATCGAATTCCAGCAGAAGTTGCAGGAAGAATCTGAGACTGCTCTGACAGCAGCAATTGAAGAATCGGTCGAAGAGCTAGCATCCCAGGTCGACAAGTATCTGAATCATGTTGCTGAGCAGTGGCTCGAAGAAAATCGCCTGCAGGTTGAATCCGGCATCAAGGCTGACATTCTTGAGTCCTTCCTCGGCGGAATGAAGACTCTGTTCACTGAGCACTACATCGAAATCGCAGAAGACAAGGTTGATGTAGTTGAGACTCTGACCAATAAGGTCGAGGAACTCGAAGCTGCATTGAATGAGTCCGAAAACAAGTTCATCGCACAGCAGCAGCAAATCCAGGAAATGGAGCAGAAGGCACAGCTCGACGCTGCATTCAAGGAAGTTGCTGAAGGTCTGACTGATACTCAGGTCGACAAGCTTGCCGCTGTTGCTGAATCCCTATCTTTCAACGACGTCGCTGAGTACAAGTCTAAGCTCAAGACAATCGTAGAAGGCTACGTTGCAAAGCCAGTTGTTGCGTCCCCGACCGCAACAGATCTGAATGAAGAAGCTCCTCCTGCTGGGGGTGCTCCCGCAACAAAGAACACAAAGCCAGTAGACCCGATGATTGCTTCCTTCGTGGAACGTCATAAGAAAAAGTAAGTCAAAAATCAGGTTTGTATAAATAGCGTACATCCTCTAGGAGAAGCAACATGTATCTAAACGAAGAACTCAACCAGAAGTGGGGTCCAGTTCTTGACAATGACGAAATGCCGAAGTTCAAGTCTCAGCAGGTTCGTGATGTCACTGGCGTAGTTCTGGAAAACACTCTGAATGATATTCGTTCACAGGGTGCTTTTGCCCCAGCGTCGCTTCTGAGCGAAGATCCGGTCCCTGCTAACGCAACCGGTGCTGGCATTTCGAACTATGACCCGGTCCTGATCACACTCGTTCGCCGCGCAATGCCGAACCTGGTTGCTTACGACCTGTGCGGCGTTCAGCCGATGACTGGTCCTACTGGCCTGATCTTTGCAATGCGCTCGCGCTACGCAAACCAGACTGGTTCTGAAACCTTCTACAACGAAGTTAACACTGCGTTCTCTTCTGTTGTATCTGGCGCTAACACCATCGGTCAGAAGCACGTAGGCTCTCTGCCGGCTGGTGACGTTAACACCTACAACTACGCGGGTGGTATGTCCACCGCTCAGTCCGAAGCTCTCGGTTCTGACTCCAACGTTGCTTTCGCTCAGATGGCGTTCTCCATCGAGAAGGTAACCGTTGTTGCTCAGTCTCGTGCTCTGAAGGCTGAGTACACGATGGAACTGGCACAGGACCTGAAGGCAATTCATGGTCTGGACGCCGAGACCGAGCTGGCCAACATTCTGACCACAGAAATCCTGGCAGAAATCAACCGCGAAGTCATTCGTACCATCAACGTAACTGCTACAGCTGGTGCGCAGGATAACACTGCTACCCAGGGTATCTTCGACCTCGACACCGACTCTAACGGTCGTTGGTCGGTTGAAAAGTTCAAGGGTCTGCACTTCCAGCTGGAACGTGACGCGAACGCTGTTGCTAAGGCAACTCGTCGTGGTAAGGGCAACATCCTGATCTGCTCCTCTGACGTTGCTTCGGCACTGCAGATGGCTGGCGTTCTGGACTACACCCCAGCTCTGAACTCGAACAACCTGCAGGTTGACGACACCGGTAACACCTTCGCTGGTGTTCTGAACGGACGTATCCGCGTCTACATCGACCCGTATGCAATCGGTAACTACATCACCATCGGCTACAAGGGCGCAAGCTCCATGGACGCTGGTCTGTTCTACTGCCCATACGTTCCGCTGCAGATGGTTCGCGCTGTTGGTCAAGACAGCTTCCAGCCGAAGATCGGCTTCAAGACTCGTTACGGCATCGTGGCAAACCCATATGCTCAGGGTCTGACTGTCGGTTCTGGTGCTCTGGTTGCCAACTCGAACGTCTACTACCGTCGTTTCCTCGTGAACAACCTGATGTGAGACCAACGTTCTCTTCTGAGAACGAACTATATAAAGGGGTGGCTTCGGCTGCCCCTTTATTACATTCAGGATCGGTATGGAAAAATATGGATTTGTGTACATTTGGCATAACACCAAAAAGAACAAATGGTACATCGGTTGTCACTGGGGAACTGAAGATGATGGATATCTCTGTTCATCAGAAAGGATGCGTATTGCGTACAAACGAAATCCTGAACATTTTCGTAGACGCGTCATCGAACGAATTTACACTTCTCGTGTAGATCTTTTAGAAGCTGAGCACCGATGGCTGCAACTGATACCGAATGATGAATTAGGTAAGCGATATTACAACATGAGTAAACGACGCTTTGGTCATTGGTCTGCTACACCTGATGCACGTTCAATTGCTCAGAAATCAGGAGATGCACGGAGAGGAAAATCCCTTCCAGCTGAAGAAGGAAGAGGTGCTAAGATTTCTGCTGCAAAGAAAGGCAAGCCTTTTAGCGAAGAACATAAAGCAGCTTTACGTGCTGCTCGTGTAGGGATGAAACTTTCTCCCGAACATCGAGCTAATATTTCCAAAAGTCTCAAAGCAAGTGCCAGGTATTCCAAATAATGTTCATTGATCAACGTCATAAGGTCGTGTTCTTACACGTGCCAAAAACTGCTGGACTGTCCATCTT